ATGGTTATATAGACACATGATGGCATTACACAATCAATTTAAATTAAGATATAATAAATCAGAAGATCACATGACAATACAAAAACTAGGTAATATATTAAAAGATGCACCTAAAAGATTACCTGTAAGAGATCAAAAAGAACCTACACCAGCAATGCCAGACGAGTGTAAAGTGCCTGGAGATGCGGTGGCTAGTTATAGAAAATATTACATAATGAAGAAACGAGATTTTGCTACATGGAAAAGTCCATCAATAATGCCAGACTGGTATAAAAAAGGAATTGAAAATGCAAGATAATGATTCTAAAGAATTAAAGGAAGTTTATAATACTATATTTCAAGAAGTTGCTAGACTTATATTGGTAGAAAAAAGACAAACACAAATAGTTGCTGCGACTTTATTAGCACAAGCATTAAGACTATATAAATCATCTTTAAATGATGCTGATTTTTTAAGAATGTTGAAATCGATACCTGAATCGGTTGACAATATAAGACCTTATGACGAATTAGAATCTAATGATAAACAAACAATAAACTAATGAAAAACGGCAGAGGTAAAGATTACGGAACAGGTTGGGACGGCCGCTCTCGCATACCTGATGAAACGTATAAAAAGAATTACGATCAAATAGATTGGTCAAGTATAAAAGAAAATGAAAATAACAAGAAAAAGAAGCTTCGTAAAAGCACTAATATATAGAATTTGGATATTCACATGTACCTTTGTAATGTTATTATTAACAGGACAAGGATTTAATGATGCGATATGGACAACAATAGGTTTTAATTTTGTTTTAACTTTTACATATTATAGTTATGATAGGTTATGGCAAAAAATTAAATGGGGTATAGAAAAATAATGTCTGTAGATGAATATGAACATTGGCGTATAGACGCAGAATGTATTGATAAAAAAGTTTATACTAATGCACAAGCTGAAGCTATTTTTAAAAATGACCCAAAATTTTTAAAATGGTATCTTGAAAACTATTGTAATAATATGAATATGAGTTATGATTTAAAAGAATAAATACTATTATGCCTATATACAGTTTTGAAAATATTAAAACAGGTGAAGAATATACAGAACATTTATCAATGTCTGAATTAGATGCTTATTTAAAAAAGAATAAGAATGTAAGGCAAATATTCACATCTTTAAATATTGTAGGTGGTGTATCAGGTTTAACTCATAAACCAGATAGTGGTTGGCAAGATAATTTACAAAGAATTGCGGAAGCACACCCAAATTCGCCATTAGCACAACGATATAAAAAGAAAAATATTAAAGAAATTAAAACACAACAAGTACTAGAAAAACATAAAAAAAGACAAAAAGATTTAGCAAGGAAAAAATGACAGTAAAAGAACCAATACCAGATTACATGAAGGGATTTGATCTTGATAATGATTGGGGGTTTTCAACTTCAGGAACACCTACAACAACTCCAGTTCAACCTACTATAGATCCAAGCGTAATTGAAAATACAAGTGATGATATCGCCAAAATTAAATCAGAAGTAGCATTAATTAAAACAATGATTGAAGAAATATCATCTAATCTAACACAAAAAGATACTACAACAAAACAAGTAGTAGATGAAACAACAGCACAGAAATTTAAAGATATAGAAAAAATTATATTACCTTTTTTATACAATTTGACAAAAAGTAATGAACCATATATTCATTGGCCTAATAGAGCGCCTATTATAAAAGCACAAATAGAAAAAATATTAAAATTAACAAGAGGATAGTAAATGAATATAATACAATTAAGAGAACAATTAAAGATAGATGAAGGTGTTAAATATGAAATTTACAAAGATCATTTAGGTTATGATACTTTTGGTATTGGACATTTGATAGTAAAAGAAGATGAAGAATTCGGTAAACCTGTAGGAACAAAAGTCAGTGAAGATAGAGTTAATGCAGTATTTACTAGAGATGTATTAAAAATGATATCAGAAGCAAAAATATTATTTCCAAAATTTGATACTTTACCTGAAGAAGCACAACAAGTAATAACTAATATGATTTTTAATATGGGTAGACCTAGACTATCTAATTTTAAAAAATTCATATCTTTTATCAATGAAAGTAAATGGGTAGAAGCATCGAATGAGATGTTAAACAGTACATGGGCTAAACAAGTCGGCAAAAGGGCACAACGATTGAGTGATAAAATAAAATCTATAAAATAGACTTGACAAACAATGATAATTATGTTATATTATATGTTATGGTTAAATTAAAAGACACAACACAAGGAACAAATGCCCAAAGAATTTAAATTTATATCTGTAGATAATAATAAATTACCAAAAACAGTAGGTAAGAATATAGATGGTATTAGATTTTACGAAATAAATAATATATCTTATCCATCAGTTACTTCTGTATTATCTTTATTAAAAAAAGATTCATTAAAAGAATGGCGAGATAAAGTTGGCGAATCTGTTGCTAATTGGGAAATGGGTAGAGCGGCTAGACGTGGTAAAGCAATGCACAGTATTGTTGAACAATATATAAAAAATCAAACAACATCTATAAGAGATGTATTACCATTAGGTTTATTTAAACTTATTAGACCGTATGTAGATCAAATAGATAATATAAGATTACTTGAAGCAATTATGTATAGTAAAAATTTAACTATTGCAGGTCAAGTAGATTGTGTTGCAGAATACAATGGTAAATTATCAGTAATAGATTTTAAATCTGCTAATAAAACAAGAGAAGAAGGTTGGGTTGAGAATTATTTTTTACAAACAACTGCATATTCAATTATGTATGAAGAAACTTTTGGTGAAAAAATCGAACAACTTGTTGTTATTATTGCTTGTGAAGATGGTGTTGCACAAACATTTATTAAAAAACCTGATGAATATCAACCAAAATTATTAGAATCAATAAATAATTTTTATAAGAATTTTGAAAATAAACAAAATTTGACGTTGAAGAATAGTTAATAATTAGTTAGGACTAGGGGGCGGTACCCTACCACTCCACCATTTATACAATGAAATATAAGGGGTGGATATAGTTTCGACTACTAAGTAAACCTATTTGGAGTTAAATCGCTGATATCGTTCTATCAAATTATAGATGCTAACGAAAGTTATGCTCTTGCTGCCTAGTAATAGGTAACGGCGTTTGGCCTGAACGTGGCAACAGAATCAGGCCGTATTAAAGAAGGAAATATATGAGTGATTATATTAAATACAGTCCAGGTTACAAATATCAATTAGAACAAGATTACACAGTAGTAGTTGATATTAAAGGTGAAAAAGTTGATAGTGAATATATTAAACTATCAGAAGATGGTACATTATTCATTAAAGAAGGTTATGCTTGGGACGGTCCAAGTGGTCCTACAATAGACACATTAGATAGTATGAGAGGTTCATTAATACATGATGTATTATATCAATCTATGAGAGATTATGGATTAGATAGACTTAAATACAAATCAATTGCAGATAATGAGTTTAGAAAAGCTTGTTTAGAAGATGGAATGTCTAAATTTAGAGCATTTTATTTTTATTGGGGAGTACGTTTATTTGGTGCGAAATCCACAAGTCCAGAGGGTGATTATCCAGTAGTTATAGCACCAAAACAAGACTTGACAAAGATATTGAAATAGTATATAATAAAGATACTTCTATTATAAATAGAAGTGCTATAAACAAACACACACAGAAAAGGAGACTTATGGCAAACACATCAAAAAACGGGTATGAAATCCGTTCAGACCTATTAGGTCTAGCAAAACAAGTCGTAGATTTTAACTATCAAGCTAAAATTACTGAATTTGAATATAAAATCAGAAAAGACGGCGATCAAATAGTACAAGAGTTTAAAGCACCAACACTTCAAGCTACAGACATTATTGATATTGCAAAACAATTCAATGAATTTGTAACTAATGGTGATGTTGTAAACAAAGCACAAGAATTGGCAAAACCATTTGTTGATGCTTATCAAGACGCGGTAAAAGCATTTTATCCTAACTTAAAAAACGGTAAGTAGTATGTTTCCATATAACCCTTGTGAAAACAAATGGTTATCTGATGTTAAAAAAGGTGATCAAGTTAATAAAAAAACTGGTCACCTTTTGTCAGGTCAATCTTTTATAAATTATCTTAAAGATAAATTAAATATGAATAAAAATATTGATTTTGGTTTTGGTTACACAGAAAAACACGATATATTAGTTAGAAAAGACGAGATATAAATGTTAAAGACAATTATTATTTTTGTTATATTAGCAATATTGAGTATAAAGTTTATAAATCACATACAATCTAATAATACACAATTTACATTATTAAAAACATCGCCTGAAATTGAACGTAAAGAAAATTTAGCGATAAAATTTATTATAGTATTAATGATTGTATTTGTTTTATTGGCAATTACTGCTTTATTCTAATATATACTTGACTTTACCAGTATTATCTGATATTATAATATATAATGAATTCTAAAGAATTTTCTTTAAAAATTGAAAAGATAGTACAAGAGAAAAAAGGCATTTCGTATATGGATGCCGTACTCAAATATTGCGAAGAAAACGATATTGATCCTTCCACTGTCGCACCTATGCTTACAAAAGTATTAAAAGATAAAATTACTTTAGAAGCACAAAATTTAAACTATATACCCAAAACTGGTCAGTTACCAGTGTAATTATGATTAAATTTGTAGAGGGAAATTCTTTTGATAAAATATTAGAGTTGCCAGATAATTCTATTGATTGTGTAATATCATCTCCGCCTTATTTTGGTTTAAGAGATTATGGTACTACAAAATGGAAAGGTGGCAATCCAAATTGTAATCATACTATAACTCATTACAACGATACACTAAAACCTCACGTCAATAGACCATTTAGAGGCAATAGAGATTATTGTTTACACTGTGATGCGGAAAGAGTTGATGAACAGTTTGGTTTAGAAAATACTTATCAAGATTATATAGCTATGACCGTTAAATTATTTGAAACATTTAAACCTAAATTAAAAGATCAAGCTACAATCTGGTGGAATGTTGGTGATAGTTATTCAAATCATAAAGATTGTAAAAGCACTGCTCAGACTATTGCTAAAGGAACTAAAAGTGAAATGGCACACGTTATTGAAAAAGGTAAATCACACAAACGCGATACAAAAACATTAAAAGCATCTGGTCTTAAAGATAAAGATTTAATAATGATACCTAACAGAGTTGCAATAGCTTTACAAGAAGCTGGTTGGTATATTAGATCAGAAATAGTTTGGCATAAACCAAATCCAATGCCAGAATCTGTTAAAGATAGACCTACTTCATGTCACGAAAAGATATGGCTTATTACTAAAAATAAAAAATATTATTATGATAATGAAGCAATTAAAGAACCATGCAAAACATTTGATACAAATATTAGGGATAGAGATACTACTAAATTAAATAACACACCCGGCAGAACTAAAATGAGTGGATTGAAGAAAAATAATTATACAATGAAAAACAAACGTAATGTTTGGACTATAACTACTAAACCTTTAAGAGATGCACATTTTGCAACTTTTCCTTTAGATTTAATTGAACCTTGTGTATTAGCGGGTTGCCCTGAAAATGGAACTATTCTTGACCCATTTGGTGGAGCAGGAACAACTGGATTAGTCGCACATAAACACAATCGTAATGCGATATTAATAGAACTTAATCCAAAATATATTGACATAGCTAAAAATAGATTTAAAAAAATGTTTGGACCTTTGTTTGGAAGTTTAATATGAAATTAATAAATGATGATTGTTTAAAAGTATTACCAACTATATCAGATAAAAGTATAGACTTAGTTCTTACTGATCCTCCTTATGGCACAACAGATTGTAAATGGGATTCGATTATTCCATTTGAACCAATGTGGAAAGAATTAAAAAGAATTATAAAACAAAATAGTGCAATACTTTTATTTGGTTCAGAACCATTTAGTAGTCATTTAAGATTATCAAATTTAGATTGGTTTAAACAAGATTTAATATGGTTAAAAACAAGACCCTCTAATGTTTTTAATGCTAAAAAAATGTTTATGAATTGGCACGAAACAATTTCTATTTTTTATAATAAACTTCCAACTTATAATCCTCAATATGAAGAAGGAAAACCTTATAAAAGAATTAATTATTTACAAAATAGAAGTAAAGGCATCTATGGAAGAACTGGAGAAAAAGAAAATTGGACAAGAGATAATAAAGGAGTTCGTTATCCAAAAACTATTTTAGAATTTAGTAATCCAAATCACGATTCATTACACCCAACTCAAAAACCAGTTTTATTATTAGAATATTTAATTAAAACATATACTAACGAAAATGATACAGTATTAGATTTTACTATGGGTAGTGGTAGTACAGGTGTTGCTTGTAAAAATACTAATAGACAGTTCATAGGTATTGAATTAGATAAAAAATATTTTGATGTTGCTAAACAAAGACTTGAACAAGGACGATTACCTGTGTAATTATGGTCAATGGATTTGATGTATATAAAATATATTTGGCAGTTAAATTACACTTCACAACAGATAGTTATGACTATCATAAATATGAAGGTAAAGTTAACATAAAATTAGAAACTTTTACTAAAAACAATGCTAGATATTTTTTTCACAAACTTGGAACCAAATACAATAAAGATGATATATTGGATTTTTTTGTTTCTAATTTTTTGTCTGATAGCGGCAAATGGGTAAAAGACTTAACAGGAGCAGATGGTAATGATGTTTATCTCGATTGGAAAAAACGTAATCAATCTTTTGACTATTATTTTAGAAGTGATTGTAACTATATTCTTAATGATTTTAATGCTCATTCCTTTAATTTTAATGATGGTTTTACTTCTTTTGGTGGGCAGCATCCTAGATTTTTTCAATTGGTTTTATCGAAAAATATATCCTACGAAACCGCAATAGTTTTTAATCAAATTATAGGATTCAGTAAACGTTGGGATGAAGAAATTAATGAAAAGGTAGTTTGGCCAATTCATTCTAAAAGAATAAAAAAATATACACCGTTTGTTAAATATAATCCAACATCAATAAAATTGATATTGAAAGAAGTATTTGTAAAATGATAGAATTAATAGAAGTTAATGAACAAGAACAAAAAAATTTAGTAAAGTTTATTATTGAGAATCATCATTCGTATGTACCTACTAATGCTTCAGTTGGTCGCCGTATTGATTGGTTAATTAACTATGAAGGTAAAATTGTTGGTATGATAGGTGTTGGTTCATCTGTTTACCCACCACCAAAAGATATATTAAGATATTTAAATATTAACAAACAAGAATATAAATCAGTTTTTAATACTATTGCTAACAATTGGAGATTTTGTATGATGAAATCTATAAAGAATGGTGGAAGTCAGATACTTAAACAATTACGACAGAAAGCCCCATTGGCGTGGAAAGCAAAGTATGGTGATGATTTAAATCATATCATTACTTTTGTAGGTGCAGGTAAAAACGGTGCAGTCTATCTTGCTGATAATTGGTTAAAAATAGGTGAAACGGCAGGTTTACCTAAACATAAAAGTAGTAGTATGAAATGGAATACAAGTGAACAATTAAAAAAATTATTTGTCAAGCCAACAGGTGAGAATAAAAAAATTATATTAATAAAAAAACTATGAAAGAAGTATTTGTAAAATGAATAAATTTAAATGGGTGGCAGCATCAATTAATATTACTGCTTCTTTATTACAGGCAACAGCAATTCTTTCAATACAATGGTTTGCGTGGTTATTATTAATAACTTCTGTAATTTTTTGGGGAATTATTTCTTTAAAAGAAAAAGATTATGCCAGATTATCTCAACAAACAGTTTTTATTATAATTGCAAGTATAGCATTATATAATTGGTTAAAACATGCCTTCTAAAGTATTTTTAATAGGTAACGGTGAAAGTAGAAAAGGTTTTGATTTAAACAAATTAAAACCACATGGTAAGATATATGGTTGTAATGCTCTATATAGAGATTTTACACCAGATGTATTGATTGCAGTAGATCATGGTATTATGCACGAGATATATCATAGTGGTTACGCTTATTCAAATGAAACTTGGTACAGAGATTGGACAAGAATACCAGATTATATGTACGACAATCTTGTTTATGCGGGTTTATCTAAAATTGATATTGAAAAAACTAAGAAGTGGGATGTTGTAAAAGTAAACGAAAGAACAGATGAAAAAGAATTCGTTATGCACGGCGCAAATCTTTCAGGATTAGTAACAATATTACATGAAGATAATTCTAAAAGTAAAAAAAATATTAATTCAAATCAACTGTTTGTAAGTTGGGTAAAAAATAATGACAAAGCACATAACATAAATGATTTGAACGATGGAAAAGATTTAACTTGGAATTCTGGTCCTTCATCAGGATTTGTTGCAATTGAACTTGAAAAACCAAAAGAAGTATATCTTATAGGTCATGATTTGTTCAGTAATACAGATAAAGTAAATAATGTTTATAAAAACACAAAACATTATGGTACAAGTGAAGCCACACCAGCAAAACCTGATTGGGTAGATGAATGGCGATTGTTATTTGATATGAGTATTAATACACATTTCTATAAAGTAAATACAGAAGTAAATGGCAAAGATAAAATAAATCAAGAAGTTGAAGAATGGAAAGATTGTAATAATATAGAATATATTGATTATAAAACACTTGACAAACATCTAGGAATCTGATATATTATAAGACTATGATTAAAAATATATTAATAATATTGTGTTTACTAACAAGTGTGGCGTTAGCAAACCCTATAGATGACAAATGTCCACAACATGTTTACAAAGGCGCACCAGTAAGTCCTATTAAATCAGATGACCAGTATCTATGTAGAACTAATTATGCAGTTCATTATAGATATGATACAAGAACAGCAGAATATGTTGTTGAACATGTAACAAAAGAATCTGTAACAGGACCTGCTAAAAGAAAAGATGATTTCAGAGCAGACCCAGAAATCAAAAAAGAACATCAATCATTATTATCAGATTATAATGGTAATCCTTATGACAGAGGCCATTTAGCACCTGCTGGTGATAATACTCAAAACACTAAAGTAATGAGTGAAAGTTTTTTACTATCTAATATGGTGCCACAAGTACCAAACAATAACAGAGGTATTTGGAAACAATTAGAAACTTTTGTTAGAGAATGGACACTAAAAGGTTTAGATATCTATGTTGTAAGTGGAACTATTTACAGTAGAAATAGTAAAACAATAGGTGATAATAAAGTAGGCGTACCTGATAAGATATGGAAAGTTATCATAGATAAGAACACAGGTGAATCTATTGCATTTATATTCCCTAATACGGCATTGCCTGTTGGTGATTTATTAAAATATGCAGTTAGTGTAAAACAAGTAGAAGATGCTACTGCTATCAAATTCATGCCAGGATTAACAGATGAAAAGAGCAAAAGTTCATTTGACATAAATCGTTGGCCTGATTTACACTTAATGAAATAATATGATAATAGGAACATTAATAACTTTTGGTATTATAACATTACTTGTTGCTTTTTGGGTAATTTTAATAAGAGATATTTTTTAAATAACTTGACATCACATTAAGATTGTGATATATTAGAAATATGTATATCAGAATATTAGATTATTTAATTGATAAATTAACCAAGTTAAGAGAAAAAGCAAGAACACCAAACCTTAAAGGTATGACTGTTAAGGATTGGGCAAATAAGAAAAAAAAGTCATATAAATAATAATGATAGCGATTATACAGCTAACACAAATACAAACATACGGAGAATACAATGGACTTTAACACATTAAAAACAAGTAACTCTAACTTTGACAAGTTAACAAAAATGTTAGAAGCGAACCTTAATCCAGAGGACGCTAATAAATCAAAAGACAAATATTCAGACGACAGAATATGGAAACCCGAACTAGATAAAACTGGTAGTGGTTATGCCGTTATTCGTTTCTTACCCGCTTCTGAAAAAGAAGAAATGCCATGGGTAAGAGTTTGGTCTCACGCCTTCCAAGATAAAGGTGGTTGGTATATTGAGAACTCATTAACAACACTTAATCAAAAAGACCCTGTGAGTGAAGAAAATACTAGATTATGGAATACAGGTGTAGAATCTGATAAAGAGATAGCAAGAAAAAGAAAAAGAAAATTATCTTACTACTCTAATATATTAGTTGTTAGTGATCCTGCTCACCCAGAAAATGAAGGTAAAGTATTCATATTCAAATATGGTAAAAAAATATTTGATAAGATTACAGAAGCAATGCAACCAGCATTTGAAGATGAACAACCAATTAACCCATTTGATTTTTGGAAAGGTGCAAACTTTAAACTGAAAATCAGAAAAGTAGATGGTTATTGGAACTACGATAAATCTGAATTTGAGCCAGTTGCTCCAGTTGCCGATAGTGATGATAAAATCAAATCTATTTGGGCAAAACAATACGCTCTAACGCCTTTCTTGGCCCCTACCAATTTTAAAACCTATGATGAACTCAAAGAGAAACTGAATAGGGTAATTGCGGGAACTAGAAATACTGCAACTGTTGAAAGTACTGAACTCCCTCCAGTAAAATCAAATGGTTCAGTAAAAAGTAACGGTAAAAATACTCAATCTGCTAGTGATGATGACGATACGTTATCTTACTTTAGTAAATTGGCAGATGACGAGTAATCTCTCTCTATACTAATACTTAGACAGTGGTCAGAAATGGCCACTGTTTTTACCAAACAGTTGTCATTAAATTTCTATAAGAAGGTTCAGTATTAAATGGCATAGGATTAGTAACTGTTGTTGAATTTGACATATTAGCTACTGTATTTTGTTGAGGTGCCACTACAGCTACATTGTTTGCTTGATTTTGTTGACTAACATTTTCACTAGATAATTTATTTAATTGTTCACTGTTTATTTTATCTCTACTTTTATTAAAAGTTTTTTCTTCTAAAGGTTTAATACCTGTTCTATCACCCATTGGAGTTAAATCAGGATTTTCTAAATTTTCTTTTGATTCTTTTTTATCGTGTTTACCACCAAATATCGAACCTATAAGAGACGCGGCAGATACAACTGCTAATATTGTAAGAATAATTGGTAAAATTTCAGGTAGTAACGCCATTAATCCCGCTCCTCCAACCGCCGCTCCAGCTCCTCCAGCAACCGCACCTGTACCACCAATAGCCGCAGCTGTACCAGCAACCGCTCTACCCGCACTAATCGCTTTAGTCGCTTTACCTGTATTACTAACTGTACTTGTTAAACCACCTGTTGTTTTTGATACTGATTTTACAATACCTGTTTGATTTGTATTAGGTGTTACTTTACTTATTTTTTCTAATTCAGGTATTGCTCTTGGAACTTCAGTTGCTTTTCCAAATAACTTTTTACCCATACCAGAAAATAAACCACCTAGATTTTTAGCATCTAAAGCAAATCCTCCGAAAGTATCTTTTAATAAACGAAATGATTCTCCAAATGCACTTTCTAACGTACCTTTTTTTCTACCTTGTTTTTCACCTATTTCACGTTTAATAATTTGTAATTCTTCTTCTCTTGTTTTTATACCTTTTTGTATTATTGAAATATCTTCTTTTTGTTTTTTATTAAATTCACCACTTTTAGTTTCGCCCGGTTGCATTAAACGAATTTTTAATTCTTGTTCTAATACTTTAATATCTTGTTCGTGTTCTTCATAAGTTTGTTCTTTTTTTTGAATTTCTTGAGGTGATAGATATTTTAATACACCAGTTTTTTCACTAACACTAGTTTTTATTCCTTTTTGTAATAATTCTTCTTGTGTTTGTTTTGCTTTTTCTTTTTTTTCTATTATTTCTGATTTACGTTTTTCTTGAGCTTCTTTTATTCTATCTTTTTCAACTTCCAAAGCATTTACTAATAAATCAGAAGCTTTTTCTAATTTATATGTTAAATTATCAAAAGTCTCTCCAAGTTTTTCATTTACTTTTTTTAATTTATCACCAAAGTTTTCTTGCAATTTTTCCAATTTTTGCATTGCACGAAGTTCATCTGTTTTACTACCAGTTTCTAATAATTTTGATATTTCATTTAATTCTTTTGATATTTCGGGTACTGATTTTATAGCTGCTGTTAATGATTTATTAACTCGACTTTCTAAATCTTTTACAACACTTGTTAATACTTGTACATTTTCTTTTTGAGGTTCTTTACCTACAGATTTTGCAGAACCATAATCTTTTAATGATTCTATTAATTCTTTAAATGAATATCTATCTATTTGTTTATCATCTCTTGAATAATAATCATCATCTCTTAATCTTGAACGATAATCATTCGATTTATAATCTTCAAAATCTGATCCAAAATCTTTTTTCTTTGCCATTTATTATTTGTCTGTTGGTGTTATTGTTTCATTATCTACTTCTTCTGTTTGTGTACCACCAAATTGATTCATCGCTGTAATTTTTTCTTGTGAACGACCATAAGCAGTTGCACCCAGTATAGCACCCATAGATATATGAAATAAACCACCACCTTGAAGTGTCAGTGGTTTCCATTCATTAACTACCGCACCATGTATCGCTATAGATTGTAATACACTCCAAAATGTTGGACCGATTACAAAATCAAATAAACAAATAGCCATATAAACCCAACCCATTGCAGGTCGCCATTTGTTTTGAAAATCTGTTTCGTTTTTCATTTTTTTATCCTTGTTTATCTCTACGTCTTTTTTCGTCTAATTCTTTTAAATAATTAATTAATAATGAAACGTATATATCTCTCTCCCAAGGCAACATATTTTCAATCTCAGTCAATGAATATTTATGATGTTGCATCAACGCAAAATTAGTTTCGAAGTAGGCCTCTAAAGTATTGTGGGCGAGGCCAATCCGAAAAAATCTGAAATACCTTGCAAAATTACTTTATTTTCAACTCCTGTATTAGGATTTTTAATAATAATCTCGTGTTTTAAACGAGGCATAGTTTCAAAAAATGTTTTAATTTTTTTAAATGAATCTTGAGGTAAAGTTTCAATAAACTCTTTTAATTCATCTTTAGATGTATCTTTTGCTGGATATATTTTATCTCCATCAAAAATATGATCGATACAATCTATTATTACATCAAATACTTTTTCTAATTGTATATTTTCTATACCTTTTCCTACGTTGTAATTTTTTAATGTAGGATATTTAAAAACAATTCCTAATTTTCTATCTTCATCAATTAAAATTTTATTTGTATGATTATCATCAACATGAACATTTACTTTTGTTAAATCAACTTCAGTTTCAACGTATGTTGTATTATCATCTGGACATATCATTTTAAATTGTGATTTTTCTGATACCGATTTTGCTCTTATATTTAAAAAAATATATTCAACATCAAATATAGGTAAAATGTTTACATTCAAAACTTTAAATGTACATTCGTTTACTATTTCTTTTAATGAATTTATTATTTGTTGTTCATCTCCTGTTTCAAGAGCAATGAATAATAATTTTTCTTCTTTAACCAAAAATGGTCTGTATTTTATTTTTTTGTCTATTGATGGTAACGTCAATTCATACGTTGGTACATCAATTTTAGGTAACGTCATAATTATCTCCTTATATAGTTATATTATAAATTAATTGGTGGTAAATTATTAAACGGAGGTGATACTCTACCACCAGTAATTTTTCCAATTGGTAAACTTCTTTGTAACTGTTCTATCACTTGAGTTCCCGCACGTCTTAGTGTAGGTGGTAAATTATCTAATAATCCACCGAATAAACCACCACCCGGTTTTACTACTACACTTCTTTGATTAGGAGTACCAATAGCAATTTGACCAGATTTATCTAAGTAATAGTTAATCCAATATCTAAATGTAAATGTTACAGTAAATGTTTGTAATGCGTTTGTATCATAGTTATAATCAACAGGTCCTATTGTTTTAGGATAACATTCTATTAATTGAATACCATAAGTAACATCATCTCTATCCTGTTGACTTGCAAATTGTCCTAATTGATAAATGTTTACATTTGAAACATAATTATCATAAAAATTAAAATTGTTTGATTGATTACTGTAAATAGCGGATTGCCAAGCTTCAAAGTAAGAACGTTCTCTCATAAATTTATCACAATAAAATGTTGCGGTAATATCTTCAGATTTATGATCATGAGCTATTTTATAAACTGGTCCTTGATGTCTAACTTCTTTAACTTGTATATCTCTATTAGGTAAAGAAATCGCGGAACAAAAAGCTTGAACTCTACGAGCTTCTGATTTTTGATAACTATCTATAGGAAATGCGGGTATTGTTATATTACCTTTATCAACTAAATCTATCTGTGGTGTTTTTGTAGGTAAATTAAATTCAACATAATATCTCGCTTTACGAGCAAAACCTTCCGCTTCATTAACATAAGATTGAAAACGACCCATAGTCGTTTCAGGATTACCTCCTTGAGATTGATGAAATCTTGGATCTTGATTTACACGATCAAGTGATCTGTCTCTATTAATACCAACTCGAACATCAAAGTTACCTATTCTTAAACCGCCTGATAAAATAGCCATTAAATCATACTCCTAGAATTTCTATAAACACTTGTCGCAGAACGTTTTTGAAATTGTTGTACAGGTAAATAAACTGCTACCGCAGCTTGTGTTAAATCTATTTTAAGAAAACTAGAACGAACATGTTTCCACAAATATTTTTTAATAGTAGGTTTAACTAGAGATATATTTTTAACTCTTGACCAACTAACATCTAATCTTGTTGTTTTATCCATTTTTTTATTTGTTGCCCATTGTTGCATTAATTCTAATAATCTCAATCTTAACACTGGAGGTAAATAATGAAAGTTTAATCCACTAAATCCACCTTCGATTGTTTCTATTGGCAATACTAAAGGAAATGTATCATAAACAGGTAATGTTTTTTTATACTTTGGATCATAAAAAAACATGTTCAATAAACCAATACTAGGACGACTTGTTAATTTACCTTCTCTCATCAATTTATTAGCTGTTACATTATCAGCTATAGATGATATAGCATTTTTATACCAAGTACCAGAACGCATTGTTCCACCTTGTTTATCTACTAGTTTATCTAAAATACTAACCATTTATTATATTTATGTCTAATTATAGATACCTATATCTTTTTCTGTAAAGATTTTAAACTGTAAATCATGATCATTACAATAGATTTTTGCAGCTTCCCATTTCGCTTGATTTTTTAGATATTCTAAATGTTCTTTTAAAAAATATTTGGTTTGTTTTTTGGGTTTCTTTGGTGGAAAACATTGTCTATAAGGTTTAACTTCAACCATAAATTTTTGACCAGTTTTTAATTTAAAAATAAAATCAGGAAAATATTTGTGAATACGATAGTCAACAGGTGAACGATAGATGATAGGTAATTCTTCACTTGCCCAAAATTCTATATGTTCATTACTATCTAAATAGACCATCATACGTCTTTCTAACAATGAACGATACACTATTCTGTTTGGATCACCAACATATTTAAGTGGATTTTTTGGTTTAAATATTCCTTTATAGCTTGTCATATCACATATAAATATTACTAATAATTAAGAATATTTATAACGTATGTCAGATGTATCAAATTTAATACAACAAGCTCAAAGTAACTTGTTATCTAGTGGTTCAGGTTTAGGAGGTGGTCCTTTTAATAGTATATTTGCGGTGGGAACAAGTAATCCTGCGAAAAATATTGCTGATGCTCAAATATTAAACAAGTCACCTTTAGAATTAAGAAACGATACTTCTGAACCAAAACCAAAAGCGAATCCATACGCGTTCGCGTCAACTTGGTATCCAGAACAAGTATCAAATTTAGGAAATGGTAATTATATGATATTTGATATACTCGCAACAGACGCCGCTTATAGTTCAAAAACATTTTCCGCTTTTAAAGGTGGTAATCAACTTCAACCTTTAGAATCAGATATACCTTCCGCACAACCAAGTTTTAAAAATGCAAAAGAAGGTAACATCGCGTTTGGATATAAAAGAGTAACAAATCCATCTTCAGGAATAAACGCAGGTGCGGTTGGTTCAAGACATACCAGAATTGTTAACTCTATAGTATTATATACACCGCCAGGAATTAAAACAAGTTACAATACACAATATGATACACCTGAAACAGGATTTATGGGAAATGTTGTAGGTGCGGGACAAGGTAAAGGTTTTTGGGATTCATTGTTAGGTGCGGGTACAGGAATATTACAAGGTGTGGCGAATATTTCTAATGAAATAGTTTCACAAGCGGTTTCTTTAATTCCAGGAGGTGGTGATTTAAAAGCCGCACAACAAAAAGCAACAGGTCGTTCTATTAATCCACATCTTGAAATGGTATTTAAATCTGTTCCCTTTAGAGAGTTTGATTATACTTTTGAATTCGCACCAAAAAATAAAACAGAATTAGATAGAGTACAACAAATACTTTTCTTGTTTAGATATCACATGCAACCAGAACTTGGTTTAGGTAATGATTTTATTGTACCATCAGAATTTCAAATTACATATATGATTCTTAATAAAAGAAACGCGTACATACCTAGAATTAGTAAGTGTGTATTAAAATCGATGGATATCGAACATGGTGATCAAACCGCGTTCAATACTTTAGCTACTGATTCAGTTGGTTCCGCACCAGTATATACAAAAATGACATTAAAATTTGCAGAAACTGAAATTATGACTAAAACAACAGTCAATAAAGGATTTTAATGTATTTCTCATATTTTCCTCAAGGATTATATACTTTAAAAAATAATGGTGTATCAGTACAAAAAACTGTTACTAATTTATTACGTAGAATTAAAGTTAGATCAAAAGTATTAAATGAATCATCACTATACGATTTATATGATATACCTGAAAACGAAAAACCAGAAATCACTTCATTAAAACATTTTGGTACAACAAGATATCATTGGATTATTTTAATGACAAATAATATTACAGACCGTTATTACGGATGGCCTTTATCAACATACGAATTTGAAAATTATATTAAAGAAAAATATACAAATCCTTATGGTATACATCATTATGAAATAAAACAATCTAGTGGAACTACTGAAGGTTCGGGTCCAAGTGATTATTCTCATTTAATAGAAGTCAATAGTGATTATCCTAACGCTATTTCTGTAACTAATTATGAATACGAACAAAGAATACAAGATCAAAAAAGACAAATCAAATTATTACAAGTACCA